GTGCCCTTTTCCCCCCGAACCAACCCCAAACCAGCGAATGTAATTACGATTGGCCCGAATGGCGCCCGACGCTGACCAGCCGGCCCTGTTCGACGCCGGCCCGGGCCCGGTCAAGCGGATCCGCCGATCGGCAGACGTGACTATCACCGCGTTGCGCCGCACCGGCCGGCTCGAAGTGTCGGACACGCTGCTGGTCGCCTTGCTACGCACGTGCGCGGATCGCTGTGACGAGTTGCGCGGCCGGGAGGACGCCGCTTTCCATGAGGCCCAGGCCCTGCGCCTGACCGGGGAGCTGGAGGCCCGCTTACGTTCGATAGGGGGTCCTCAGACTGACGCTTTCGACCAGCTACTGGCAGCGGCTACGGGTACCGCCCCGCCTGGCCACCCCGCCTAGCGGCCACCCGTCGCTGGGCCCGGCGGTCGACGCGGTTGGGCAGGCGTTGTTCGGCCGGCCGATGCAGGCCTGGCAGTCCGCGGTCAACAGCGTGGCCGGCGAGTACGACCCGGCCACCGGCGAGATGGTCCACGGGGTGGTGGTCCTCCACGTCCCCCGGCGGGCCGGGAAGTCGGCGCTCACCCTCGCCCAGCTCGCCCGGCGGGTGCTCGGCCAGGCCGGGTCGCAGTCGTGGTACACCGCCCAGACCGGTGGCGACGCGGGGCGGACGTTCCGCCGGGAATGGTTGCCGACGCTGCGCCGGTCGGGCATGGTCCGCCACCTGAAGGTCAGTCTCCGCGCCGGCGGTGAGAGTTTCGAGCTGGTGGCTAGGAACAGCTCGGCCACCTGTTTCGCCCCCGTCGAGTCGGCCCTGCACGGCACCAACGTCGACCTGGCCGTGATCGATGAGGCGTGGGCGTTCGACGCCGACGCCGGCCGGGGTATCGAGCTGGCCGTGTTCCCGGCCCAGCTCACCCGGCCCGGCGCTCAGACGTGGATCGTGAGCGCGGGTGGGACGCTGGCGTCGACGTGGTTCGACGGGTGGCTGGAGCGGGCCGAGACCGGCCTGGCCGCTGGAGCCCCGGGGGTGGCCCTATTCGAGTGGGGCGCCGACGCCGGCGCCGCCGACTATGACCCGACCAGCCCGGCCACGTGGTGGACGGCCCACCCGGCCCTCGGTGACACCATCCGGGTCGAAGCCCTCACCGCCGACCTGGCCCGATCGTCGGTGGACGCCTTCGAGCGGTCGGTCCTTAACGTGTGGCCGAGGCCCCGCCAGCTCGGCGCCGCCATCGAGCTGGACGCCTGGTCGACGCTGGCCGACCTCGACACCGCCGCCCAACCCGTCGCCCTCGCCTTCGACGTGTCCACCGACCGGGCCAACGCCAGCCTGGTCCAGGCCGGCACAACGCCGAACGGGACAACCGTTGTGGAAGTGTTGGCCTACCGGCGCGGCGCGGCCTGGCTGGAGGACGACGTCCGGGCCTGGCATCGGGCCCACCCGTTCGGGGTGATCGTGGCCGACGCCCTGGCCGCCGGCACCGTCGCTGACCGCCTGGAGTCGGTCGGCGTCGACGTGCTGCGCACCGGGGCCGCTCAGATGGGCCGGGCCTGCGCCGACCTGGTCGACCAAGTCGCGGCGCGCTCGATCGCCCACCGGGGCCAGGCCGTCCTCGACGACACGCTGGCCCAGGCCGGCCGGAGGATCCTGGGCGACGGCTGGGCCTGGAGTCGCCGCAACTCAGACACCGACATCAGCCCGCTGGTGGCCGCCACCCTGGCCGCCTGGGCCGCCCGCACCAACCCGATCCCGCCGGCCCCGTTCGTCGTCACATCGCCCCGCTAGGTTCCCGGCCCTTCCCCTGGTTTCAGGTGGCCTTGGCCCGGGGGAGCTTGCAATGGCCGGGTCGGGTCCCGAGGCTGTTCACCGGGGGACCCGACCCGGTCCAGTTATCGGCAATGTTGCGTCTGACCAGGGATTACATCACACTCCCCCCTGTGACCCCGCCGGCCGGCCTGTCGTAGTCAGGCTGAGCGCTGGTGTTCGGGTCACGCGCTCGGCGCCTCGAAGGTCGCCTGTCGGACCTGGAGGCCTCGGCCGCTCCGCCCCGGGCGGCGCCGAGCGTGTCAGCGGTCGACGGGGGCGGGGATCAGTGGTCGCGGTGGTTCGGCGCCGACGTGCCCCGATCCTCGGCCATGGCGGTGCCGACCCTGGCCTATATCCGCCACCAGCTCGCGGGCGGCGTGTCGTCGATGCCGTTGGAGCGCTACCGGCGGGACCCGGCCGGCGGTGAGCCGACGAAACTGGACGCCGGCTGGTGCGAGAACCCCGACCCGGCCTACACCATCACCCCGTCGCTGTTCTGGGCGTGGATCATCGATGACCTGTTCTTCAACGGCCGCTCCACGCTGCTGGTCATGGCCCGCGACGCCACCGGCTTCCCGGTCTCGTTCCGCCGCGTGCTGCCCGGCCAGCTGGTTTACACGCCGACCACGTTGGCGTGGGGGACGGTGACCGCGGTCCCGCCGATCTTCTACATGGGCCAGGAAATCCCCTTGGAGGACGTGGTCGCCATCGACGGCCCGCATGAGGGGATCTGCAACTACGGGGCCCGGATCATCCAGGCCGCCCTCGACCTCGAGACCGGGTCCGCTACCGCCGCCGCCGAACCGCTCCCGAACATCGACTTGCATCAGACCGGCGGCGAACCGTTGTCACCGGCCGCCGCCCAGTCCCTGGTGGCCGACTGGAAAGCCGCCCGCGCGTTGGGCGCCACCGCCTACACCCCGCAGAACCTGGAGGCCCGCACGCTCGGCTGGTCGGCCATGGACCAGCAGATGGTCGAGGCCCGCCAGTACATGGCCACCCAGCTCGCCCGCCTGGCCGGCGTGAACCCGGTGCTGGTGTCCGCCTCGATGGGGTCCAGTTCCAGCTACGTGTACACCAACCAGGCCGACTACCGCCAAGCGTTCCTCGACGACGTCCTCGACAGCTACCTGCAGGCCATCGAAGGCCGCCTTTCCCAGAACGACGTCACACCGCGCGGCCAGTACCTGGAGTTCGACCGCGACGAGTTCACCCGCCTGCCGCTGCTGGAACGGGTCCAGGTGATGGTGGCGGCGTTGAAGGGCGGCGACCCGCCGGCCCTGGTCAACGGGCTGGCCAAGGTGCTCGACCTCGACTTCGCGATCCCCGAACAGGACACCGTCCCGACCCCACCACCCGCGCCGGCGCGGGGGGCCCCCGGGGGGGGGGGGGGCCCCCCGGCGCCGGCCCCTGCTGGGGCGCTCACGACTGGAGTTTCCTAGTGGAGTTCTTCACCGCCGCCCCCGCCGCCCCGCTCGCCGCGGATAGCGCCCGCCGGCTGATCAGCGGCCAGGTGGTCCCGTGGGGCGTGTACGCCCAGGTGTCGACCGGCCAGACCGTCGCTTTCGCCCGCGGCTCGCTGACCCTCGGTGACCGGGCGAAGCTGGTCCTCGACCACGACCCCACCCAGCCGGTCGCCGTGCTGGTGTCGTCGACGATCACCGATCAGGGCCTCGACGCCACCTTCCGGGTACCGGCCGGGTCGCGCGGCGACCAGGTGCTGGCCGAGGCCGGCGACCTCCGCGACGGCCTGTCAGTCAGCGCCGACGTGTCCACCGCGGACGACACCGACGCCGGCACCTGGGTCACCGCGGCCAGAGGCCGCCACGTCGCCCTCCTGTCGGAACCGGCGTTCGATACCGCCCGCGTCGCCTCCGTGACCGCCAGCAGCCCCACAGCCCCCGATCCTGCCCCTGTAATCGCAACCGCCCCGACTGGAGAACCCGTGACCATCACCGAGCCCGCCCCCACCACTCCCAGCCCGGAACCGGTGGTGACGTTGACCGCGGCCGGAGCCGTGCCGGTGGTAGCCGCGGCTCCGGCCCGGACCGTCGACGCCTACCCGTACGCTCAGGCGTTCGAGCTCGGCGGCCCGTCGTTCCTGCGCGACGCCTGGCAGGCCATGGAACAACCCGGGTCGGTCGAGGCCGAACGGTGGCGTAAGGCGGCCGCCATGGCCGCCGACCCCCCCTATATCCGCGCCGCGATGGCCCGGTTCGGCCGCAGTATCAACGCCACCCCCGGATCCGCCGACGTGGCCGCCGCCACCGGGACCACCACGTCCGACCCGGCCCTGGTCCCCAACCGGTGGCTGCCCGACCGGTTCGTTCCCCTGCAAGGGGCGAAAGCGCCGCTGTACTCGGCGTTGACAAAGCTGGGTACCCCCGACTTCAACACTCTTGAAGTGCCCCGCACCGCGACCGAGACCGGCCTGGCCGGCAACCCCGTCGACGAGGTCACCCCGATCGCGCCCGGCAACATCACCACCACCAACGACCAGATCATCATCAACGAGGTAGAAGGCGCGTACCTGTTCTCCCGGAAGCTGCTGATGGGATCGAACCCGCAGATCGACCGGATCGCCCTCGACGCCATGAACCGGGCCTGGCTGGCCGCGGTAGAAGCCGAGGCCGTCGCCTACTGGGTGGGCGGCGCGAACACTCACACCGCGGTGGCCGCCACCTACGCGGACGGGGCCACCTACATCGCCGCCCTGCGCGCCCAGTTCGCGGCGATGGCCGCCGCCACGCTCTACCAGGCCACCGACGTGATCCCCGCCTCGAAGGAGTACGTGGCCGCCGCCGAGGCCAACGACGGGTCAGGCCGGCCCTTGCTCCCCTACGGCCCGCAGATCAACGCTCCCGGCTCCAGCGCCGGCGGCTACGCCTCGGTGAGCGTGCAAGGTGTGCCGCTGTGGCCGGGCCCGTACATGACCGCCACCCACACCCTGATCCTCGACCAGAGCCTTAACTCCGCCATTATCTTCGCCACCCCGGTCATGGACTTCCGCCTGGAATGGACGACCGACGCCGCCACCGGCGGGAACGTGAAGGTCCTGAAGCTGGTCAAGTATTCGGGGGTGGGTTTCTGGTCGCAGTATCCCGGCGGCGTGATCCTGATGACCAACAGCACCCCCATCGCTGACCCTGAGGCCGCCGGCAACGGTGACAGCGGTCGGGCGGCCGCTAAGAAGTGACCACCACCCAGGTGGTGATCCTGCTGGTCGAGGTCGGGGTCCTGGCCGGCGTGGCCCTGCTGACCCTGATCGGCGTGCACCGGTGACCGACCCCGCCCCGGGCCTGGGCTGGCCGTCAGACCAGGATCTGGCCGACCGGCTCGGCCTGGCCGCCGCTGACGACGCCGGCCGGGTCACCGCCGCCAACGCCGCGGCCATCGCGGACGCGGTGGCGGTCGTCGGCCTGGACCCGGTAGGCGGCTGCCAGGACCCCGGCCAGCTCGAGGCCGTGTTACTGCTCGGCCAGTGGTGGTACGAGAACCGCAACCGCCCCGAAGGGCTCGACTCGCTGAACCCGGTCGCCTCGCCGTACTACCGGCGGGTAGCCATCGGGATACTGCAACGCGGCACGCTCCCGGTGGCCTGAGATGAGCGTGGCGGTGGCCCTGGCCAGCCTGGTCGACGCCCTGGAGCGGGCCGGGATGCGAACCGCGGTCCGCGACGGGGATATAACCCCGCCGGTGGTGTACGTGCAGATCGCCACTACCGGCGCGGCCGGGATCCCGATGACCGGCGGGACGCTGACCGGTTTCTGGATGCATTACATACCGGTCCGCGGCGTGGACAACATCGCCGGCGAGGCCGACGCCCTCGACGCCATCCGCGCCGCCCTGACCCCGCTGGCCATGACCGAACTGACCTCGATCCGCTCGTCGGTGACCGTCCGTAACGATTCCTGGCCGTGCCACCGTTTCGATGCCACCCTGCTCGCCACCCCCGCCGTCCTGAAAGGCTGACCTATGCCCACCCAAGTGAATCGTCTGCTCGGCACGTTGAAGCTGGGGGATCTGGCCACCGGCGTGGCCATGGAGGCCCAGGTGACCCAGGTCGGCGTCCCCCAGACCGTCACCCGTGACGCCGCCGTGACCGTGCTGACCGGTGACGTGGTCGTCGCGTCCGCCGTCTACTCGTACGCCCTGTCGGGCACGGTCCTGTTGGATCTGATGGACCCGGACGGGATCTTCTACTACGTCAACACCAACCGCGGCAAGCAGCTCCCGTTCGAGTTCGCCCCGGTCGGCGCGACCGGGCCGACCGCTACCGGCACGGTGATCTGCGACGGCTGGGCCACCGAGGCCCTCGCCTCCGGCGCCAACATCGTCAGCCAGTTCACGTGGCCGGTGCAGGGTCTGATCACCTGGACCGCGCCGTCCACCCAGTCGGCGCGCGAGGACGCTGCGGCCTGATGGATGGGATCACCGTCGAGGTAACCAACGCCGCCGCGTTCGATGCCATGCTCCGCCAGATCAACGACGACGTGACCCACCCGGCCGGGCCCTCGACTGCCGCCGGCCGGTCGCTGATCAGCGAGGCCGGCCCCACCGCCCCACGGCGCACCGGTCGCTTGGCCGGCGCCGCCACGGTGACCCCGCACGGGCCCGGCGGGGCCCGGATCACCGTCAACGTGCCCTATGCGGCGCCGGTCCACTGGGGGTGGCCGGGGCATGGGATCAGCCGTCAGCCGTGGCTGGTGGCCACCTGGCTGAGAGACCGCAAACCGCTCGACACCATGACCGACGCCGTCCAGGCGGACATAGATAAGGCGGCCGCGAAAACCCGATGACCACCATGACCGATATCCGTGACCTGGCCGGCGTGTCCGCCGACCTCGACCCCCGTATCCACTTCCTGAACCTGGTGGTGTTCCTCGACGATGGCCGGGTATTCGACTGCCGCGCCGATCAACGGGATATGCGCCGGGCGTTCACCGCTCTCGGCGTGCAAGATCCCAGCCTCGACCAGCTCGGTTTCCCCCGGGCGTGCGCCTGGGCGGCCCTGACCCGCACCGGGGTCCTGGAGATGGGCTGGCAGACCTTCGACAAGCAGACCATCGAAGTGCAGGCCGCCGAGGACGAGCCGGTGACGCCGGTGGACCCTACCCCGGCGGTATCGGACGGGTGATCGCCCAGCTGGCGGTCCGTACCGGTATCGCCCCGTCCGTGCTGTGGGCTGAGGACCCGACCGACCTGGCCACCCTTATCGACGTGATCATCGAGGCCGGCCGTGGCTAAGGACGCGGTCCTCAACATCGTCATCGACGCCACCGCGGAGAAGGCCAAGGAGGAGTTCGACAAGCTCAAAGAGAAATCGTCCGGGTCGTTCTCGGCGTTGAAGGTGGGGGCCACGGTGGCCGCCGGCGCCGTGCTCGGCGCTCTGGCCGCGGCGACGGGCGCCGCCGCCGAGCATCAGGTGGCGGTGGCGAAACTGGCCACCGCCTACAAGGACGCCGGCGTGCCCGCCGACGACATGAAGGACAGCCTCGAGGAAATCGACAAGTCGAGCCGGCGGACGGGTCAGTCGACCGAGGACAACATCGCCGCCTATTCGAAGCTGATCACCGTCACCAAAGACACCAGCAAAGCTCACGCCGATCTGGCCACCGCTCAGGACCTGGCCGCCTACAAGGGCATATCGGTGGCGTCCGCCGCTGATGCGATCGCCAAAGCCAGCCTGGGGAACACCCGGGCCCTGCGGGATATGGGGATCGCCACCACCGACGCCTCCGGCAAGCAGCTCACCGCCCAGCAGGCCATGGCCAAACTGACCGCCGCCGTTCACGGCCAGGCCGACGCGTTCGGCGATACCGCCACCGGTGAGATGGCCAGATACCACGAATCGCTCGACCAGACCAAGGTGGCCATCGGTACCGCCCTGCTGCCCGCCTTGCAGTCGGTGCTGCAGATGCTTCAACCCCTGTTCGCCTGGCTGTCCAACAACACCGCCATTATCAGCAAGCTGGCCCCGATCGTCGCCGGGCTGGCCGGCGCTGTGCTGGTCGTGGTGGCCGCCATGCGCGTCTGGTTGGCCGTACAGATGGTCCTCGACGCCGTGCTGAACGCCAACCCCATCGGCCTGATCATCCTGGCTATCGCCGCCCTGGTCGTCGGGGTCATCTACGCCTACAACCATTTGGCCGTATTCCGTAACGCCGTCAACGACGTGTGGGGCGCGATCAAAGACTTCGCCGGCTGGGTCGGCGCTCACTGGAAGATCATTGTCGATATCCTGCTCGGCCCGATCGGTGTGCTGTTGACGAACCTCGGTACCGTGCAATCGGTCCTGACCGACATCATTCACACCCTGGAGGACATCGGTCACGCCGTGTCCGGCGCGCTCGGCTGGCTGGGGAAGCTGCCGAAGTCGGCCGGGAGCATTATCGGCAAACTGAACCCGTTCAGCGTTGACGGTGGTGGCGGGGCCGCCGCGCCCACCCCGATGAACTTCACCATCTACGCCACCCCCGGGTCTGATCTGCCCGAGACCGTGTACCAGGCGTTGCGGGACTATCAGCGCAAGCATGTGCGCCCGGAGCTGGCCGCCGCGTTCGGTCGTGGCTGACCGTGGCGGCGTGGGACGGCGCGGTATGGGACCGCGACGAGTGGGCCGCCCCGCCGCTGCCCGGCACCGGCTGGGGTGACGACTGGCGGTGGTGGTATCAGCTCGGCGTGGTCCAGGTCCCGTTCGATATCACTGACCTGGTGGTCGAGGCCCGTTGGACCGACGATTCGCATACCACCGGTGACGGGTCGTTCCGCGGTGACGTACAACCGGGGTCGTGCACGATCCGCCTGTGGGATCCGACCCGTAAGCTCGACGCGCTCAGCAAGCTCGGCGCCATCTGGGCCACCTACAAGCCGACCGGGGCCACCTGGTGCTGGTTTTATGACAGTTTTACCCGCGGCCTGTTCGCCCCCGGCGACCCTCAGGCCGCCGACTGCGTGTATACCGGCACCCTGTGGCCGGCCCGGCTCACGTCGCTGAACACCAGCACCAACCTGCCGTCCGCGAGCGCCAGCAGCCGCCTGTCGACGATCGTGACCCGCCTCAACGCGCTCAGCGCTTACCAGTTGCCCAACATCGTCGCCCAGATCGCCGGTCAGTCACAGGTGCTGCCCGCCTCGGTGGCCGACTCCCAGACCGGATTGTTCCCGTCGTTCCTGGCCGCCATCCGAGACTCAGCCACGGATGGCGTGTTCTGGTGGGGCGCGGTGACCCGCCAGCAGGGCACCGGCCACGGCGAGCTGCTGTTCAACTATCAGCGCTGGGACCCCGCCACCGTCCGCATATTGGACCGGTCGCAGATCGTGGCCGGCCCGCCGGTCACCGCGGATGCCGGCTGGGTGGTGACCCTGGTGCAATGGCTGGGCACCAACGGCGCCAACGGCGTGCAGACCAAACAGCAGTACACCGCCGGCACCACCACCACCTACGGCTATCAGGGTCCGAGCCAGATGCGCGTGTACGGCGACATTGTGCTGTCAGCCGGCGCCGAATACCTGGCCGTGACCAACACCAGCGGGGCCCTGATGGCCGACCGGGCCAACCCGGCCGAGTTCGTCCTGTCGAGCGTGAGCGTCCAGTCGGGGCGACGGACGACGCCGACCGGTGGCACCAGCTCCGCCCAGTGGGATCCCGCCGCCCACGTGTTCCCGCCGTCAGATATCGCCCAGATCAACGACGACACCGGCCACCCGAAGAACTATCGGGTGACCCAGTCCTCGCACCGGCTGACCTCGACCATCTGGGAGACCACGCACACTCTCGAAAAGGCCACCACCCCGGCCGCCCTACCCGCATAGAGGACTCCCTGTGACCGCTACCGACATTGACCTCGACGCCCTGATCGACGCTATCGACGCCCGCCGCCGGGCCCGGGCCCAGCCGCTACGCAACCAGCTCGGCCAGCTCGTCACCCCCGAACAGCATTCCGGGCGGGTCATCGTGAACCCCGGCGACGTGATCCAGTCGGCGTGGGGGAACGCCACCTACGACCAGACCGTCCAGGTGTACGCCAACGCCGCCGACCGCGACTCCCAGTGGCCGACCCCGCTCGACGGGTCGGTGTCGTTCCTGACCGACACCACCAGCCTGTGGGTCCGCGCCGGCGGCGTGTGGAAACCCCGCCCGCAAGGGGTGATCAGCCAGGCGTACAGTCAGGCCAACAGCTCCGGCACCACCGCCACCACCGGCGTCACCTGGTATCAGGCGCCCGCGTTCACGTCACCGGGCGGCCGGCGGATCAAAGTCACGTACTCCGGGATTGTGCAGTCGGGCGCGGTCGGCGACCTGGCCGCCCTACGGCTGATGGAAGGCGCCGCCGTGCTCGGTTCCTGCCCGACCCGGGTCGCCGCGGTCGGCGGTGCCGGCCAGCAGGGCCTGACCGGGTTCTGGTCGGGAGTGCCCGCGGCGGGCACCCACACCTACACCCTCAACGTCGCCCTGCAATCCGGGACCGGCGCGGTGACCGCCCTGGCCAACACCGCCGCCCCGTCGTTCCTGATCATCGAGGACATCGGCACCTAAGGAGCCCCCGTGTCATATGAAGCGATATACCAGCTCACCAACGATCAGACGTTCGGCGGCCGGGTGACCGCGGCGGCCACCGAACAGGCGGAAACGTTCACCAACGACGGCCGCCCCGATATCGCCGCCACCGCCGGCGACGTGCTCCGCGGTTACGGGCCGGTGGTCAACACGTTCATCAGGATGGCCGCCGCCGGGCCGGGCATCGCGGAGGCCGCCGACCCCGACGACACTGGGCGGGTAGATCAATCCCTGATCGGAGACCCGGATCTGCTGTCACTGGTGCAATCCCAGTTCCCGACCGTCGCATCCCTGTATTACGACCCAGAAGGAGTACCGCTCGATGACTGATAACCCCACCCCCACCACCCCTGACAACGCGGACGGATCCGACCTCGACGGTGACGACACCGCCGAGACCCTGACCTGGCCGCTCGACCCGGGCGCCGACCCCGACAACGAGCCCACCCCGCCGGCCCAGTTCCCGGATGCGGGCGCCGGCCCCGACCCCGACAACGTCACCCCGGCCAACGCTGAGGCGTCACGGCAGATCCGCGAGGCCCGCGAGCGTGACGCCGAGCGGGACAACGCCGACCGGGACACTGACCCGGGTGCGCCCGAGCTCGGTTAGTGGCCCGTTTCGATTGCGCCACGTGGCGGCCGATCAGCGCCAACATCGGCGGGAGGATCAGCCCGAATATCGGGCTGGTCCTCCACCACGCGGTGATGAACGGATCCTGTTGGGCGCTGTTCAACAATCCGGCCACCCAGGCGTCCGCCCACTTCTGGGTCAGTCAGGCCGGGCTGATCGAGCAGTACGTCGACTCCGACACCGTGGCCTGGCACGGCAAGTCGCTCAACGGGACATATTGCGGGGTGGAGACCGAGGGGTGTGGCAGCTCGCCGCACGCCGATCCGATGACCGACGCGATGGTCGCCGCCCTCGGCCGCCTCTACGCGGAAGGCAACCGCCGCCACGGCTGGGCATACGCCCTGGCCGAGTCGGCCGGCCAGCCCGGGTTCGGGTATCACCGCATGCCCGGCGGGGTGGCCACCGCCTGCCCCTGCGACGTGCGCCTGGCCCGCCGCCCCGACATTCTCAACGCGGCGCGCGGTGGCGCCAGCCCGCTACCCCCCGAACCCGAGCCCGAGGAGCCCGAGATGATCCTGATTCAACGTGGGACCGGTGGTACCGCCATGTACGACGGCGCCGTCAAACGGTCGATTATGGATGGCACCAGCCTGGCCGCCTACAAGGGCGCCGGCGTCAAGCTGGCCGTGCTCACCGACAAGGAGTTCGACGCCATCCCCTGGGTTACCCAGATCCTGACCAGCGGCTGAGCGTGGCCACCCCGGCCGACCCGGCCCACGGGCCGGCCCGCACCCACCCGCACCTGCTGTTATTCCGGGTCGCCGCGTTCGCCCTCGGCACCGCGGTGATCGTGGACGCCATGACCACGTCCGCCGCTATCGCCCAGTGGGTGGCCGGCCTGGTCCTCATCGGCCTGGTCCCCCCCGAGGCCATCGCCGCCTACATACGCCGCCACCGCTAGACGGGTGAGAGTGCGGCCACGGCCTGGTAGGCGCCTTCCCGGTCGGTGGCCGCGTACACCTGGGTGGTGGTGACCGAGGCGTGGCCCATCAGATCGCGGACCAGCAACAGGTTGTGGCCCGACTTTCGGTAGAGCGTGGTGCCGAACCAGTGGCGCAGCTGGTGCACGGTGGCATCGATCCCGAGGCCGTGCAGATACCCGTTCGCGGTCTGTGAGACCAACCAGGCAGGCATCGGCCTCCCATCGCCCCGGCGCAACACCGGGCCCACGCGCGGCAGGCCGTGCGCTTCGAGCGCCGCGACCAGCTCCGGGTGCAGCGGGATGAACCGCGACTTGTCGCCCTTGCCATGCGCGGTGATCGACGGCTCCAGCCCGTCGCCAATGTCGTCGCGGCACAGTCGGGATATCTCGCAGCACCGCATCCCGGCGTAGGCAGCGCAAGCCAAGATGACCGCCACCGCCGGCGAGGCCATGGTGAGCGCCAGGCCCAGATCGGCGCTGGGGATCGGCCGCGGGATCCCCTGAGCGAACTTCGGCCGGCGAATCTCGACGGTCGGGTCGACGGTGGTGTGGCCGGCGTGGACCGCCCACGAGTAGAAGCTGTGCAGATTGCTCAGGTAGGTGTAGCGGGAGCGTGGCTTCAAGCTGAGCGTGTCGAGGAAGCTCTCGACGGTCTCGGCGTCGGCGTCGACCAGGCCGGGGTGCCAGTCGGCGAAGTGGCCGAGAAGGCGGGAGCGCTTGTCGATCGATGAGGCGGCCAGCCCTCGACGGCGTTGGTCGCGACGGTGGAGGCGGATCAGCTCAGAATCATTCATGGCTGCAATCCCTCTGTTTGGCCCCTTCGCCGGCCGGGATTCTGGCCTAGCTGGCTACCGCTAGCTCGCTCGACTCTCGGAAGCATCTACTTCTGAGCGCCACCTGGCCGAGCCTGTCAACGGCTCGCAGGTCCATGGCCGGCGGTAGGTCCGCCTCGGTCAGATCGAAGTCGTCCAGCTCGAAGTTGTAGAGCCGCACCAGCAGAGCGGCCCGACCCCGGTCCTTGCGGAATGTCGGCGCCTCGGTGCGCCGCTCCAGGCGGATCACGCCCGACTTCGACACGTGCGGGAACAGAACTTCCTCGATCTGGCGGACGGTGAGGCCCGCCTCATCGCGCGCCCGTCTCAGTCGCACTCCCCACGGCTCCGGCCCCAACCTTCGACGTGCTATCTGTGCCATGCGCCAGATGGTAGCCAGTGTGATTGACACGCTGCAAGTAGCCTGCTAGTCATATGAGACATGTCTCATATTGGTCAACGGATCAGATCGACCCGGTTACGCAACGGGCAGACCCAGGAAGGACTTGCCCGGGACGCTGATGTCTCGAATGGCACCATCATCCGCATCGAGATGGGCCGTAACAATCCCAACCTCGACACGCTCGCCAAGATCGCCGCCGCCCTCGATGTCCCCATCAGCGAGCTGGTCGACGACGACGACGAGCAAGCCACGGGGTGACCTCGGCGGTCGACCCGTTCGCCCTGGCCACCACCGAACGCCAGCTCCAGACCGTGGTCGTCGCCTACGCCCACACCATGGGCTGGAAGCTCTACCACACCTACGACAGTCGCCGGTCGGAACCCGGATTCCCGGATCTGGCCATGCTGCGCGGTCCCCGCCAGGTCGTGGCCGAACTGAAACGCCAACGCCTCGACCCGACCCGAGAACAGTGGGAATGGCTCGACGCCTTCGCCCTGGCCGGCGCCGAGACCTACGTTTGGCGGCCCTCAGACTGGCGGGACGGCACCATCGAGCGGATCCTGGCGTGAACCCGTGAGCGGCCGCCTGCCGATCGGCCGCAAGGTCGTCCAGTTTCGGCCGAAGCCTCGCCAGCGCCTCAGCCGGGCCGAGCAGGATCAGATCCTGGCCGCCGCGCCGCGCGTGGCCCGCAACACCCTGCGGGCCATCCTGACCGTGACCGCCGGCAACGACCTGCTGAAAGCCCGCCTCTACCCCGACCCGGCCGACCCGGCCAAGCGAACGCTGGTCGAGCGGACCGATATCCCGCGGCGCACCATCGAGCGCCACCTGGCCCTGCTGGTCGACGCTGGCCTGCTCGTCTGCCAGGTGACCGGCAACCGTGGCCGCATCCCTGAGTATCGGATCCTGCGCCGCGCCGAGCGTGAATCGTTCACCGCGCCGGCCACCTGGGCCCGCATCGCGGACCCCGAACTACGCGCCGAGGCCCTGGAGCTGTGGACAAGTGAGAAAGCCCGCCAATAGCCCGCCATTTTGGCGGGCTTTCCACGCTCAAAAGCCCGCCAAAATGGCGGGCGTAGCTTTTAGTAGAGCTACTGACGTAGTCCAAGTAGCTCTCTACATCTGTAAAGCGCGTGGCGAACGATGGCGAAAGCGGACCGGTGCTGGCGCCATGGACTGGATCCCACCCGGGTGGGCGACCGTGCACCACCTGGCCACCGACCCGTGCGAGCATTTCCGTATGAGAAACGATCCGAACCAGATGCGCCTTCCGATCAGCGGCCGCCGGCCGCGCGTCGACGGTCGCAGCACCCAAGGCCACGGGTCGCGGGCCTGCTACCTCAGCGGCTGCCGAGAAGCCCTCTGCAAGGCAGCGAACGCCCACTACCAACGCGACTACCGCGACGGCACCCGCGGCACCCACAACGCCCGCCGAGGCCCCTACCGCATCACAGGAGACCCGTGACCACCGATGACTGCATCTGCGATCAGTTCGGTTGTTTCGACGCCTGCGACGCCTGCGCCAGTCTCGATGGTGAGGAACATTGCCCGGCCTGCCCGTGC